CTCATGCATTGCGCTCTCAACACAACTTGCTGCAACCTGCTCAGGTGTAGCTTCTTTAGATTTCAAATTTGCATGCAAACTCTTGAAAATAGACATCTCATCAAGTTGACCGATTGTAGTACCGATCTCTTCAATGTATCTGCTCTTCCGTTTCAAGAAATCAACATCTTCAATTTCCATAAAAGCACTCGAGGTATTGCCTTTGTCGGGCAGTGTGATCTTCATATCATGTTTGGCTAAGAAATCCCGATACACTTCAAAATTGAAGCGATCATGATATTCCTTGCGCAAACTTCCAATAAAATCATCACCATACGTCATGCAAGCCATGTTGGCCCTGAAGTCCTCCACCTCAGGGATGCATGAGAAAAATCCCATGCGAACATATAAGGAATTAGCAGTACTATTTATATTTACAGTTATACTGTTTCCTGACGTGTTCATGTTGAATGCCATCAAAAGCACTCCATTATAGTCAATCAGAGGATGTGCAATATCATTGACCATCATCCTCATAATGTGAATATCATCTTGATGGTAACCAGCTCCAATAGCAAGTTCTATATACATGCCCAAGACAGCTTTCACAACCTGTGAGCTCATTCGAACATCATATTTAGAATAATCCCAAGCAAGAACACCTTCATCACTATCATAACTAAAAGCATGATCAATGAGAGTATCCCATTCAGGACCAAAAGCATTCATCCCAACAGCACATTCAGACAAAGTTGGATTTGCACACAAAAATCGCATAACTGGTAAAAACAGTCTGCGAACATGCATACTGAACGCAACAGGAGCCGCTTGAAACACTCTAACTTTAGACGATCCCACTGGAGTGGGCTCATCCTTAAGAGTTGCAGAACTTACTGGATAAGCTCTCTTTCCTTCTTGCCAGCATGCCAACATTCTATCATACTCTTTCACCACAGACTTGTCTGGTATTCTATCCAACAGAACTTCACCTTTCTTTATATCAGTGAAGTACCTTTTCTTCTGACCAAACAGAGGGAAGCCCATACTTGTACTCATAGGAATTGGATCTATAAATCTCTTTCCTGGAATTCCAAGTATGGACTCCTTGAACGACAATGGTTGAAAATAAACATCCAATCGTTTCATTTCCTCAAGTAATGGTTTAATCCAATCTTGACAAGCTCGATTTAACAAAGTATGCCGGAACATTAAAGGAGGCCGAGCGATATGTTCAAGTGTTGCATTGTAACCTTCCCAATTTGGTTCAAGCTTAGGAGGACCCCACTTACTGGGGACTCCACAAACTCTTTCAACTTCCTTGGAGAGAATGCTTGGTTGCACTACACTGCGCTGTTTAGTTCGCAATTGAGTGGAGCCATATATTTCTACACAATCTTCAACACCCATGCGTGATGCCATACAATGTGGATGAACACGATCATTTGCAAGAAGTTTCTTGTCATATTGTGAAACTGGTAATTCATCTGACTGAGCCGACAAAACAACATTGGACATGCCATTCAGTCTTCTTCTGTTTCTCTCATAATCAGGTAAAGTCACAGTTTGCATGACACCTTCATCCTTCAAAGGATTGCCACCAATGTGAAAACCAACAAGAACAGGATCCTTAGTGTTTGTGATGACGCATCCCATGCATGCTCCATCGCGAGCAAGTTTTGATTTGTATCGTCCACCGTAGAATTCCATACCAGAATGTTTTTCTACACCAAACTTGACTTCGGTGTTATCAACATCAAACTGGTTGGAAGCATTCTCAAAATCCTCACGCTGACAAACCACCAGTTGAGCAAGTGCTCGGCCAGTAGGTGGCAATGCAGGAAACCACTTGGTCATTGTTCTGAAATCAGGACAATTTGGCACATAAGCAAAAGTCACATCCAT